AGCGACGACGACAAAGAAAGACCAGCTTTAAAGGAGGATATGTATGTGGATTTGCACACAAAAGGGGAAATAAATAAAATAAAATTATTCAAAAATTTCGAGATAATGGCGAGTTTAAAGTCAATCCAGTATGAATATCTTGAAAAAAGAATGAAAATCTTTGGAAATAACTCACACGCGGTTGAGGGAATTATCCGGGCAAACTGGTTAATAAAATCAAAAGGCTTAAAACCATTCATAACATCGCTTTAGAATGGCAGCAACATCAGTTTTAAGCACAGACGCCGAAATGTTGGCGATGGCAGGGGAAAACGTAGACGCCACGGGCTTCACAGACGCGAATAAAACAGCGTGGGGAATCCAAGCGGAAAACTTCCTCAATATGCTCACGAACTACGACCTTGTAACAAATGTAGCAACTCTCGGAGCAAACTTTAAACTTATGTTATCCGAATATGTATCTCGATATGTGGCAGTTTGCGCAATCTCTTACAATATGGCGGGCTTTACTTCAAGAGTAGAAGCGGAAGATATGATAAACGTTCATCTATTCAGAATGAAACGAATCGAAAAAATATTAATGAAGCCGGAAAATCTGACTTTGTTGGGAGTTTTATAATGGCTTTACAATTATTAGATGAAGAAGGCAGTTTTAACATATTCTCGAACTCGGAAGAAGTAAGCACAGGAGGAGGGAGAGAAAGAGTGGGGCAGGCAACGATAGTCGTCTCTTTGGATGGCACAGGAGACGCAGATTCAATACAAGACGGGATAGATTTATTGCCAATAAGGGGAGGAGTTGTTTTTGTGAAAGAGGGAATTTATAAAATTGATACTCAAATTAACATAGCAAAAAATAGAATTAAAATTATGGGAACGGGGAAGGGAACCAAAATAATCGCAACGACAGATATAAGCATTTTTACAATAACGGGAGACGACATAACAATCACAGATATTCACATCGAAGGCAACGGAAGTTCAACAAGTGACGGAATCTTAATAAATGCAAACTCAAACACAACGATACGAAATTGCTACATCGAAGAAAACAATTATGGAATAGAAATAGACACGGCGAGCAACATCATAATAACAGAATGTTTTATTTTCCAAAACGATTCCTCAGGGATATTCACATCGGGAGCAAGCGGAAACAATATAATATCAAACAATATAATTTATTCAAATGGAGACGAGGGAATTTGGATAGACGGAGCAAACACAATAATAGAAAGTAATATAATTTATTCAAACACGGCGTCGGGGATTGAAGTAGCCGCAAACTCAATGACGATAACGGGAAATTTCTTAAACGCAAATGGAGCAGTAGGAATAAATTTAAGAGGTGGAATCTCTTATTGTATTGTGAGCAACAATCGAATACGAAACAGCACAGGAGACGACATTAATGTAACCAACTCAGGATGCACAGGGAATATAATTGTGGGGAATCAAGTAAGCGGAACAAATATCGGAATTATCGACGACAACGGAACAGATACACAAGTCGGACATAATATAACGAGGGCGGAATTATAATGGCGGCAGAAATACACACACAAGGAACTGTGGTTAATCCCACAGCAAATCAAGAAATTGCAACAAAGAAATATGTAGATGATCAAGATGCAGCTGCTGATGCTCATATTTCAGCAGATGGAAGCAGTCATTCTTTTATAAATCAAGATGTCACAACAACAGGCACACCAACTTTTGGAATTACAACTCTTGCAGATGCTTCAACTTTAGTAACAAGTGCAGCCCCAACTGCTGATGCAGAAATTGCAAATAAAAAATATGTAGATGATAATATAACGCCTCACACACCCGAAGGAACGGCTATAAAATCTACTGGAGAAGGCGGAGCATCTAAATTTTTAAGAGAGGATGGAGATGGGACATGTTCATGGCAGACGACAGCAGGAGCAACAACAAAATCAAGAAATCAAATGTTTCCAGCGGCGATGATGTATTCAGCAGACGCAGCAGTTTTAGTTGACGCAAATTATGCAATGAGAACATTCACAGACGCTACAACTAACACGGCTTACGCTACATGGGTGGTCCCACAAGATTGGAGTTCGGGTTTAATTTTCCAAATATACTGGAAGGCAGCCGCAGCCTCCGGAAATGCAGTATGGAAAATAAGCGCAAATTGGGCACCATCAGGAAGCGATAAAGAATTAAGGGCAGAAGATAGCGGAGAAATAACATCAGCAATAAACGGAGCTGATAAAGTTAATTATAAATTAGATATATTTACATTCACAAGCGCGCAAAAAGGAGATATAGTAGCAATAAAATTAGAACGGATTGGAGCAAGCGCGAGCGATACGGTAAACGCAGATATAGAATTAATAGGATTAGGAATCCAATACACATCAGAACAATAAAATGGCAGACAGAAGATATACAAACGCGGACACGACTGACCCTACTGGACAGATTAGTGTTCAAACAACGGACTCCGTCGATGTAGATAGACCGGGAAGTTCAAACTTTTGGCAATCAGGCACATGGACAAAACACAACGGCTACTACAAAGACCACTCCTCAGTAAAAACGGTCATTAATAAACTCGCGATGTGGACGGCGGGGAAAGGATATAACACCGAGGGGAAAGGAACACAGAAAATAATAGATAAAATAATTGGTTCGGGCAAAGATACGTTCGATGAAGTAATAAAAAATCAAGTGAGAGTCCGACATATCGACGGCGACTCCTACGCAGAGATAGTCGGAGGCAAAGGCACGAAACTTCTAAATCTCAAACCTCTAAACGCCGGAGCAATAAAAGTTTATTATAATGATTTTGGGATGTTAGATCATTATGGTTATCAATTCAGTAAAGACGGAGTTGAACAAAGATTTGAAAAAGAGGAGATTTTTCATTTATCATTAAATAGAAACGCAGACGAAACTCACGGAACAGGAGACATAGAAAGTTTAACAATATTCCTCGATAGAATTAAACAACTTGATTGTGATATGGCGACTTTCTTTCATGGCTACGTCGTGCCGATGATAATCTGGAAACTCAACACTTCTAAACCAGCAGATGTCGCACAATTTAAAGCAGACCAAAAGGTAGCAAAGAACACAGGAACAGACATTATTATTCCAGATAAAGCGGTTGACTGGGATTTGGTTGAGGCGGGAAAGAATGGGGTGGACCCGCTTAAATGGAGACAGACATGGGTTGAGGAAGTTACAAAGGGAGGAGGCGTGCCAGCTCTTATCATGGCTATTGAAGCAGGAAGCACAGAGGCAAGCAGTAAGATGGTTTATGTCTCATGGCAACAAGTTATCGAGGACGAACAAAATTATATAGAAAAGCAAATAAAACTTCAGTTAGGTTTGGATGTAACGTTTGAATTTCCAGCGAGGATAGAGGAAAATTTAGGAGAAGATGAAGGAAAGGACGGGGATATATTAACTGGAAAAAAATCGGAAGTCTCAATAACATCAACTAAAACAGGAACGCCGACGGTAAAGAAAGAATGATAGAACAACAACTCATGAATTACGGAGTTCTTGGATTGTGGACATTAACATTAATAATCGAGAGATACAAGTGGCAGAAGTCTTTAACAACGGCGGTAAACAAACTCACAACAGCGATAGAGAAAAGTTTATAAACTTATGACACAAGGAATTATATGACAGATGAACAAACAAATGAGAACGACACAAAGGGAACAGAAGTTAATTCTATTCCTCCGACAAATAATGAAACTACGAATGTTAGTATGGACAACAATAAATCTATTTCTCCGCTTGATAGGGCGGAAGCGGCGAACAAAGAAAAAGCGGCATTATTAGACAGAGAAGAAAAATTACAAGAACGAAAGGAAAGATTATACGCTGAGGAAAAAGTTGGCGGTAGGGCTATGGCTGGACAGACACCAACAGAACACGTCGAGACTCCTGAGGAAAAGGCGGAGAAGTTTGCAAAAGGGGAGATGAATATTTTATGAAAGGCAAAGATATGTTAGTAGAGATTTATTCTTGTAGAAACGCGATTGAGAAGTTGGAGAAAATGAAAGAGGACGCGGATGTTGGGATTGAGAATAATAAATTTGTTCTCGAAGCGTTTGAAACAAAGTATAAAGAAGACTACGGGGACATCCCGGAGGAAGAAAAATCGAAACCTACGTCGCAGTAACGGGAGAGGTCGGCTCGATTGATTTATGGGAGAACGATATGAGGGCGTTAAAATTTCCGTTTGATTCTACCGGAGACGGAAAGGCAGACTCTTACGTCCGTTGTGGTGTATGTCCTATGAGAATATACAAGATAATCCACCCAAAGCCCCAACTCGCCAACCTTATGAACCACGTCGGAGTCTCAGAGAAAGGGGAGTATGTTACCAAGAACGTCCCGAAGCTTAAAAAATATTTATTTATGGTTCAGAAACTACTCGGACTAAAAAAATGCCCTCTCCCAAAAGCGCCAGTCCTCCACATGCAACCGAGCCAAAACTCAAAAGCCGTCGCTGTCGTCCCGATCGGATATAAAGAAGATAATTTTAACGAAGCCGGAGCAGAACAATTATGAGCTGGGAGTTCAGAATTTATATATTGATAGCGATTTCTATAAAAGCCTACCAAGTCTTCATAAAGGAAAGATTTAAATAGTTATTCGGTTAAACGAATAGTATGGCAAACGAAGCGACAGAAGTTGAAGGACCACACGCAACGCACGACTACACAGTGAATAACGTCTCGGGAATCCCACAATATACTTTAATGGAAGCGGTAGACCCAAGAACAGCCCAAGCCTCCACAGCGACAACAAACGCAGGAATTTTCGCGGGAATTGCTATGACAGAAAAAGAAGCGTCGGACGGACAGACTAATCTCGGACTAACAAAAGAAGGAATATTTGTATTAACCTGTAACCCAAACGCAGCGGTAACGATGGGGAAGGCGGTAGTTATGTCGGGAATAAATGTTATTCGGGATGCAGTTGCAGGAGACTTATTGACGGGAGCAGTTGTAGGACACGCACTCGAAGCTATGGCAGCAGGAACAACGGGGGAAGTTCAACTTTTAAAATATTAAAATGGAAGAAACAGAAGCAATATACAGAAGAAATGAAGAAGACGAAGTCGTAGAAGATGAAGTCGAGGGAGAGGTTGAATAATGGCAGACAGAGTCGGAGAGATTGATATTCGAGGAGAAAACATTTCGAGTATTATCACCGTATTCGCACAAAAGAAATTTAAGTTAAAACCCTTATTGGCACAAGTCACCTCCTCGAAGATGACAGAGACCTACTTTAAAGAAGACCCAACTATTTTAACTGCGTCCGGAACTCGAAACGTAAAAGGAATAGGAAGGCTCTCAGAATTTCCCGGAGTTCAGAGAAGTTGGACAAAGGTAAGTTCAGACCATCTCAAATATGGAGCAGAGAGTTTAATTTCTATGGAAGACCTACGGCTTAATCAGTTCAACGTTCAGAGCAGAGCAATTAACGGGATAGTGGAGAGTATTGTGAACTCAATCGATACGGCAATCTACGCAGCCCTAACAGCAGAAGGAAGCACGAGCGGAACGGTAGCCGCAGTAGCAACGTGGGACAACGCAACCGCAGCAAACCAAAACCCAATCAACGACATACTACGAGGAATACAGGCGATGGACGAGAACAACTACGACGCACTCGAGGGCGGAATCCTATTAGTAAATCCACACGACTACGCCTCACTTATGCAGAACTCCAAAGTTATTAATAATCCAACCTTCAAATCGGCGGATGTTGTAAGTAATGGGAAGGTAGGGCAGATATGCGGACTAACAATCGTTAAGTCTACGACCGTAACAGACGACGAGGCGATGATTATAATTAATGGATTAACAGCAACGTGGCAGACAGCCGTAGGATTTGAAACGGCAATCATAGAAGACGGCGGAAGATCCACTATAATTCGAAGTTGGGAGATGGGACAAATTCAGATAATCCATCCAAAAGCAATCTATACAATTACAAATACAGAGGCATAAAATGGGATATAAAGGACAAGTTTTAAGAGGAGAGAAATGGGCTACACTAATGACAGAGGAGCAACTCGCAAAAGAGCCAGCTTATAGTTCAAAGCTCGCAGACATCGAAGTATACAAAGAGTCTCAGGCGAAAGTCGAGGCGAAGTTAGAAAATAATAAATCTAAGGTAAAGAAATAATGGTAGAACTCATAGGAGACCCATGCCAACCATCCGACTTAAAACTCCCGTTACACGATAGTGCAACACGAAGCGGAGGAGCGGGAGACATATTTATTTCTGGAAATAAGATTTGGTTTAATGATGGGACGAGCAACAAATTAGTCACATCGGCATAATTATAAACTTCGTTCTCTAAAATTTTTTATGGTTAAGATACGTGCAAACATCGGGAAGAAGATTACGAAGGGATTTACACGCCCGGAGGGAGCAGGAAATTTCGACAATATGGACGATAATAATGTCGTCCGTTCTATAAATATAAAGTTTGGAACTGTCCAAGATGTGAATGAGGCGAAGGGAGTTGTTAATAGAGAGTATGTTGATAGCGCAGATAATTTAAAATTGGATTTGGACGGAAGCAACGCAAACCAAAATATAGACATAAGCCCTTATACTTTTTTCGCAGGGGCTTTAGGGGCGTCTGATATTGGGATAGGAATTACAGACGGGACTATTGAAACCAATACACTCGACCTAACTTTAAAACCCATAGTTCTGAAAAAAGTTATTATTGGCGGAGATGGAAATTTAACTGTTAATAATGATTTGATTGTTAGTAATGATGCAACAATTACAGACACCCTAACAATTAACCACGATTTAATAATTGACCACACAGCCACAACAGACACAGACCAAATTATTGATACGATTACAATCGGAGGGGGTAAGTTGTTTAGTTCAAGAACGGGGGCGGGAGTGCCTGTTTATGCTCTCGGAAGAAGCCAAGGGACAACTGCATCAAGAAGTTACCCCGTAGCGAATGACGATTTGGGAAGAATTGATTTTTATGGCTGGAACACGGCTTCGAGTAGTTGGAAATTAACAGCAGACATAAGGGCTTATGCGACAGCGAATTGGGGAGTTGGAACAACTAAAACAGGATTAAAATTTTATGTCACAACCACAGGGACTAAGGTTTTGGGAATGACTTTAGATGAGAATAAAGTTTTGCAAACTGCTGGGGGATATAAATCAACTGATGGGAGTGCGGGAATTACTGCAACAATAACAACGGCAAAGCTCACAGCAGGAGGAGCAAACGGAAGTATGACATTTAAAAACGGGTTGCTAACAGCACAAACGGCATCAACATAATGAAAACATATAAAATAATTTCTGACGAAGAAGAAGGCGACAGAGTAGAAGTAACGGAGAGCGAACAAGTAGGAAAGAAAACTATCTATTCCAAAGCCGAACTCGAAGCCAAAAAGTCCGAAATAGACACACTACTCGCAGAATTTAAATAATGAGAAAATCAAGGGATGGACTAACAAGCAAAGTCTTAAAGATTTCTCCCAAGTTATTTTTAAGCGACAGCGACGGAGATTATATTCCTATTTGCTCTTTTTCTTATCACGTAGGAATTATAAAAGACGAGAATGTTTGTATTACTCGCGAGTGTAGACACTACCAACGCTACAATAGAAAGGTTTAAATACTAACTATACTTAGTTATTCTATGGAAATAACATCGAAACAAGAAGATTTAATCTTAGAGGCAGACAGAGGAATGAGATTTAAACACTCCGACCCTGATTATGAGGATTGGATGGGGGAAGAATGAAAAAGGAGTTTAATTTGAGCGAGAAGATACTTACGACGTGGTATAAAGACTTTACACACGGTGGGGCTAATAATAGGCAGAAGGTTGAAGATGTAAAAGAGTTTATTCGGCAGTTGAAAGAATTTGTGTGGGATAGAGATGAAGATTGTTGGAAACAAGTAGGCTACTTTTTTATAGAATTAGACAAACTCGCAGGGGAGGAGTTGATATGAAAAACCTAAATATATTTTTTGATGACCACGAGTTTGGGGAGATGTTGAAGGCAAAGGCGAAGTTATGTTTAACGTGGAAGGAAGTGATTTTTAGGGGATTGAAACTAAAAAAGATGAAAGGAGGTAAAGATGGAAAAAATAATTGTAACACAAATTAGTCAAAAGATATCAAAGACAGGCGTTCCTTTTTGGGCGGCGAAGTTAGGGGATGGACGTTCGGCGACGGTGTGGGACGCTGGAATTGCGGACACTATCAAAGCAAACCTAAACGTTCAAAGCGAAGCAGAGATTAAAGGTAATGGAAGCTTTTTGAATATCAGAGAGTTTAAAGGTGGAGAGACTACGATGACTTCGGACAATCCTATTATCCAAGAGATACCCAAACAAACAAGTTTTAACGACGATAGGAATGACTCAATAGTTTCGCAATGTTTAACGAAGGTATGTTTTTCTGAGGATAAAGAACACACTCCGATAGAAGTGTTGGAGACTTATCAGTGGTTTTTGAAGAATTTACACACGCCCGTCGATGAAATAGAATGAATGGTCAAAATAGACAAAAAGCAAAGGAAGTTTATCAACGAGCGAAAGAACTATTGTCGAGGAAACATAGGTATATCGAAATGCAAAGGGTCGGCAACGAAATCACGCAAAAGAACGTCTGGTGCTGATGGTAAAGAAAACTTGTAATACATGCAGAGATGAAGGAGTTTGTTGGAAGTTAGTCCCATGCCCCGATTGTAAAAAAGGCGAAAATGTTGAGGAAATTGGAAGACGAGTAACAAAAAACCTAATAACCGAAAAGATAAAAAGCAAGAAACTTTAATTTAATTTGCCCCGATGTTTGCGGGGCTTCATAATCATCGAGGGGGTAGGTTTAAACACTGATTACCTCATTGATAGCGGA